CGTTACCTTTCTTCTTCAAAATCTTCTTGGTCGTACCCTTCTTCGGTGCTTTGGTCATTGCTTTCAGTCGGTCGACTGCTGCGGTTTCACACACTTGTTACCGGGGACTCTTCCTAACAACGCGAATGGTAACAAGCATGGAGGAAAAACAAGCGCGCCCATGCGCGCCTCCCACTGATCCATCTACGTTCCAAAGGCCGCGTTGATCAGACTTCCTCTGGACGGTACCGTAACCTCACCCTCCGGCTCCCCTCCGCTCTAAGTACGGTCTCCCGCGAGCGTCCAGGTTCATCCCGATAGACCGGTCGGGTGCGTGGATTACTCCAGTGATGAGCTGGATCCACCTTGGCCTTCACCTTCACTGCAGTGACGTGCAGCCGCAAATTGGCTCTGGAGCTTCCCACGTGGGATGGGCTGCTCACGGAAGGTAATTCGGCCGGCAGGGACGGGCCTCCCTATTTTACACCTCCACATCATCGCAAAGCATATACCCAAATAACCGGGCAGCGTTCATGCTAAGCTAGTGGCGGCTCACCCAATACTGAACCATATCCCTTCGGGAATGGCCCAGCCATGCGGAATGAACCGGTGGATGTCACATCAGAGCTGAGTAAAGAATCCACAGGCGCCGACTACTAACCATGTCCGTCCCCGACATGGCTCCCCATTTCCTTGCACCAGACTTCATGTGTAGCCCAGAGGCATGGCCATCGTTTAACGATACTACACAATTCATCTGAATTAAGGGCTGTCCACTCCCTGTCGCGCACAGGGACACCGCGCTCTGGCGGCCCACCTAAAGGGGGCACGTACGGCCCCCTCCACCAGGCAATGCTTAAATGCCTGGGCGCTGCAGGTACTCCCGCAGCGCTTGCCGGTATGCCTGGACATCCGTGTCCGGGCCCACATCCATGTGCATAGCCATCAAATCCTTCCATTGTTGTTCAGTGCATATGCCTTTGGCTGCAACATGGCGCGCCTCAACGTCAACATCTGCCATTGATAGCTTTGTCTCTACCTGGTGAAGAAGATCTCCTATCTTACTTCCGGCCTTTAAGATCTTCTCCGTCGCCTCGACGTTCTTCCATCGCTCTGGAAATAGTTCTGAACGTATCTCGGGCGCAATCTTCATTATCTGACCGTGGTCCAATACCACATGCTTAAGGTTACCGCGGCTCATCCACTCCCTGCTGTTCCGCAAATAAAACTCCGCGAGTGTTGGGAGTCTCTCAGCAAAGGAGGCTGCTGCGCACGCGAGAGATGCGCTCGCAACAGCGCAC